TAATAGAAGTTGAAGAAAAATCATAAAGGTCATTTAATCTCATTTGGTATCTTACATCAAATAAGTTTAGATTACCTTTATTTGAAAAAGGAAAAATATTAATTATAGAAATAATTGATTCTGGTACTACAAGAAAGTTTTGGTCTTCATTCCAAGTTGTAGATACACTACCTTGTGTAGCTGTTTCTGAAAGTGGATTTTTAGCAGATAATCTTGTTTTATCAGCTGAAGTTAATTTGTATTTTAAATATGTTCTTCTAATAGAGTCATAATGAAACTGAGTAAAATATTGTATAGCTTCATCAATTCTATCGTCTAGTTGGTCATCACTAGCATTGATTTCTATAACAGGTTTACCTAGCGTCCTTAAAGCATACTGTTTTAATGTTTCTCTTGTATTTGGATTTGCCATACTTATATTTATCCTTATCCTAAAGCGACTGCTTGTGCGATAGCGAATGAACTTGTTGCTTTTGTGTCTAATTGAGTTTGTATATTACTAGTAACTCCATCAGTATGATTAATTTCTGTAGCTGTAGCCGTAACTGCAACATTTTCATTAATTTTAGGACTAGTTAAAGTTTTATTTGTTAATGTTTTTGTAGTGCCTGAAAATAGTGTGTCTATTTGTCCTAATGTAATTCTACCCTCTGAACCACCATCTGAAGCAAGAAGTAAATCACCTGTTGCTAATGTAGCACTTGTTAAATCTGTTGCATTATCAATATTTACAATTGCTTCTACGGTACCATATTCTAAAGCATTTCCAGAACTATTGACTTTTAATATTTGTCCTGCTGAACCTAAAGCACCTAAACCTGTACCACCGTCTGTAACAGCAATAAAGTCTGCTGTTTGAAATTCTGCAAGTCCTGTTACATTACTTCCTGAAAAAGTTGCTTTTACTGGAGTTTTAACTGCCATCTTATGCTACCACCAATGTTGTCACACTCGAACCATCTGCTTTTGTAAATGGTATGTGTAAGTTATTTAATATATCACCAATTGTTCCTGATGTTTGAAAATCAATATCTGAAGAACTTCCGTCTGCTTTTAAAAATGGTAATTGTGCATTTGCAGCCGTACCAATTGTAACTGTATCTGAACTTGAATTACCTGAAATAGTAACTAAACCTGATTGTGCTAAAGTTAATGTGTCAGTTGCACTATCAGCCGCTACTACAGTTGAACCATCTGGCATTGTAATATTTTTAAATATATCACCACCGCCACCTGGTATTGTAATTGTTTTTGTTGCACCTGTGCCTGAAGCAGTTACACCTGCACCTACAAAGTTTACAGTTGTAGCTGCTGTTGATAATGTTGAGCCTTCGTCTTGTACTGAAAGTGAAGCTGCACCTGCAATTGTTAAAGTATCGCCTGATAAACTTGTTGTAACACCTCCACTACCTGTAACTTTTAAAGATTCACCTGATAGTAATTGAGATGAGGTTGAACTATCGTCAACAATTTTTATTGAAGTACCACCTTCGACCAATTCTTTAATTGTAATTACATCACCATTTGCTGGAGCCGTATCGAATGTGAGAGTTGTTCCTGAAACTGAATAATCCGATGGTCTTTGATAAACACCATTTAAAAATACTAAAAGATTATCAATATCAGCACCACTTGATACTGTAAAAGTTGTATCTGAACCGTCACCTGTATAATTTCTTACATCACCACCTAATACTGTAGCACCACTAAAACCTGTAGCACTACCGCCACCAATTTCTTTAATTGTACCACTATCGTTGATGTAAAACTTTTTGGCGCTAGTATCTACGGCAACCTCACCACTAACAATGTCACTTGTAGTTGGTGTACTTGTACCTCGTTTTAATTTAATAACTGTCGCCATTAATAATATCCTTTATCCAGTTGACGACTAATTAAAATGTTCCGCCGTCTATACCTGTGACCGTTACTGCACCTGAACTAACTGTAAAGTTAGCTGAAGCGAATGAAGCCACACCTTTATTTGAACTTGTTGCGTCCTCAGCAGAGTAAGTAATTGTACCTGAACTTTCTGCTACATCCATACCTTCGCCAGCTGCATATGTTATTGTTCCGCCAAGAGCAACTGCTGTGGTGTTTGAACCATCACCTACAGTAATTGATGAGTTTGAAAGTTTTGAATTACCAATTGAACCTGCTAATTTAGAAGCTGCAATCGAACCTGCTAACATGGCATTTGTAATACCTGAAGCTTTAACTCTTAATGCGTCTGAGTTAGTTTCAATAGAACTATCATCAACTGCAACATCAATTGTGTTACCTGTTTTAGTTAATGCGTCACCAGCACTAATTTGACCTGCACCTGAGAACTGTTGAAATGCGATACTAGTTGAACCAAATGTTGGTGTACCATTGTGAGTTGCAACATAACCGTTATCTGCGTTAGCAGTACCTTCTTCAACAAAGAAGAATGTTCCACCAGTTAACTCAGCAGCTGTGTCTGCGTCAGGACTTCTTGTTAATACGAAAGCCGCTGAACCAGAACCTATTGTTGTTACTTTATAGATACCGTTTTGTACTGCACTTGCCTGGTTCTTAATTAGAACTCTGTCATTTGCTACAGTAGCAACACCGTCAATTGTTAATGCACCGTTAGCGTCAGCAGTTAAAGTACCGTTGCCGTTATTATATGTAACAGCCGCTAATGCAGCCGCTGTTGCTAATCTACAACTATCTTTTACATCTAAACCGTTTGCAACACTATCCACATATGCTTTTGTAGCTGCGTCTTGGTCAGCAGATGGATTAGTTACATTGATAATCTTACTAGAACTAACATCAACATCACCTGAACCGTTAGGGCTTATAACTATATCGCCGTTTGAGTTAGTTGATGAAATTGTATTTGCGTCAATCTGAATGTTATCAATTTTTGCAATTGTAACTGGTGTTGAGTTACCAACTGTACCGCCTTCGATTGTGGCAGTATTAATAGCTGGACTTGTTAAAGTTTTATTTGTTAAAGTTTGAGTTGCAGCTAAACCAGCAAAACTTTCTGATTGTAAAGCAGTATTAAATTCTGCTAAACTACCTGTTAGTGTGTTAGTTGCTAAATCAATTGACTTGTTTGTTAGTGTATCAGTTGTCGCTTTACCTACAAGTGTATCTGTAGCCGCTGGTAGTGTTACTGTAACATTTCCAGAGTATGCTGAGTGAGCAGCTGATTGTAACGCTGTGTAGTGTGCGTTTGAACTTTCACAATAAAATCTAACTGCTGAAGCAGTACCATCATTTTTTAATGATATTAAACCACTTGTTAAAGTAATTCTATCATTACCGCCCATTTTAATATCAATTTGGTCATCTGTGTCAGCTGTAATTGAAGTATTTTTGTTTGCGTCTAAAAATAATTCAGTACCGTTCATGTCGAGGCCGTTAAACACAGCGTCATCATCAAAACCAACTGTTAAAGTATCACTTGCTAATGAAGTAACGATACCGTTACCGCCTGTAATTTTTAATGTTTCAGTTAATAGATTAATTGATGTTGATGTGGAACTTTCATCAACTAAAGTAAGTGTCGTTGCTGGAGCGGCAAACGATAACCCACCTGAACCGTCAGTTGTCAACACATGGCCACTTGAGCCATCTGCACCTGGTAATGTTAATGCTAAGTTAGCTGCAACTGCATTTGGAGATTTAAGAGAAACAAAATGTGCGCCGTTGTTTGTTCCTTCTAAAAATTTAATTGTACCACCTACTGTGGCAGAATTACCTATGTTTATTGTGCTAATTGCTGAATTACTATCTACCGTCATTGCTGACGAAGCAGTAAGTGTACCATCTACATGGTCTAATTTATCTACGAAATATTGGCCGCCTATAACTGTTATATTATTAGCGTCACCTGAACCATCTACACCACCTTCACCAATAAAGAGTCTATCTCCTAAATTGGCTTGAGTACCAGTACCATAAGTATAAGCTAATTCACCTAGTTTAAGCGTTGACGGAGCCGAAGTATTACTACTTCTTTTTATCTGAATTACTGTTGACATTTATTGCTCCTAAAAATTGCCACCGTTAAATACTATTGTTCCTGAGGTAGTATCTAACTCGTTTCTTGTTGTAAATTTATCTGAGGAAGCGTCATACTGTATTAAAGCACCATCATCTAATGTACTTGAATCAACATCTGTCAAACTTCTTAATCTATTCACATTTGTGACACTCACATTTGTGCTTGGAACCTGAACAGAAACCTGTTGAGGACCAGATGAAGTTGATGAGTTAATATTTGCTTTAACACCACCAGTTTGATTAATAACTGCTTTTACCATGACTTCCCTCTCTCTTTGTAATATTTATAATAAAAAAAGACTTAGGAATAAACTAATTATACTCTTGGATTGACTGTTATAATGCCTTCTATTACTCTTGTAACCGTACTATCTGCGGTTTTAGTAATATAAACATCATAAACATATCTGGCAGGGGCGTCTAAGGCTGTTGTCTGTGAATCTGTTAAAGAAATAGAGATAACACCTGTTGTGGTGTCAGCTGCTATTGCTGTTGTAAATGAAACACTAGTAGAAGCGCCGTGACTGTTTGCCAGTTTAGCCTCTGCTGTGTAACCCGCTAGGTCTACTGCGACTCCGTCTGAATTAGTTACAGTTACATCTGAACTAAACGAAGCTCCTTGGTCTATCCTAAGATTTGCTACTGCCGCCATTGAATTGTTTTATTCCTTCTTGTATTTTTCCGTTGTAGTGATTTGTCAATACATCTATTTTTTCCAATTCAATTTCATGTCTGACTTTAGATTGTTGAATTTCTTGCCTAGCTGCTATTGAGTTTCTTAACTCTATAGGTAACTTATCAATATCGTAATCTGTGCCATCAATTGATATAACATTTTTTGCTTCTTCAGCCATAATAACTCCTAATATTTATAAACTATTTATGTCTATTTTTTCTTATTCAGATAATCTTTTTCTTACTGTTTCGTGGTCTTCCAGAACTTTCCATGTCTGACCATGCGTACTATGTATGCTAGTACCTATATTATCTTCAGCCGGATATACTGAATTAATTACATCCGTATTGATTGTGATAGGTTTACCGAGGTATGGTTGCATTTCTGAACCCTCAATTACACTACCATTAGTAAATGATTTAAATTTACCTTTTTCTTTTGAAAACTTTAAGGGTTTTAAATCGTTTAAATCTACATCACTCATGTTCTTTTATCTCCTTTATTTTTAAATAATCTATTTTACTTTCTTTTGTAAAGAATTCACCTTCAATAAAGAAGTTAAAAGCAATACAATATCTATCTTTGTCTGATAAGTTTTCTTGCACCTTATGAACCAAATGTGACGGAAACAATAGTAAGTTACCCTCTACAGGACTTTGATTACAAGCTTCTGAATTTTGTAAAGTTTCTTCGTCAAACTTTACTCTAATATTACTATGAAATAAATTAGTATATCCACCTGGTTTAATAAAGATTACTCCACCAGAATTTTCTGTTGTCTTTACATAGTAAATACCACTTATCATACTATTACCGTGCATGTGTTCGTGAGCCCAATCGCCAGGCACATGTTTGACCGACCAACTATTCTGTAAAAAGAAACTTTGATTATCTGAAACTTTTAAGTAATGTTTTGTATAAAGATTAAGTTGATGTAAGATTTCATCTTTTAAATTTTTATACTCTGGTTTGTTTAACAAATATTTACTTTTGGAAAAATAACCATTACCTGTGGCCATTCTTTCCATTTCTTCATTTATAACATTGTTTCGTATTTTTTCATCTACACCAATATTATTTACAAAAACTGTAGTAGGAAATAAATGAAGTATTCTATATTCCATTGTATATATTATCCTTTAGATACTGTAAATGTGTGGGTTGCATTTTTGCAATATTATTCCACTTATTTACCAATTCATCTCTATATTGATTTTGTATATTTATTTCAGTTAAATTTTCATATGTTCTCATATTCTTTTTTGTTAAAGAATAATAATTCATGCCTGTGTATATATAATGTTCTCCATAATCACTACTATACCACATATGACCATTTGAATTAATATCATATCTTACAGAAATATCTTTTTCTATAGAATCAGATTTTGATAACTTTAAAAAAGATTTATTAGAAATATCTTTCCAATATTCTGTATCTTCTCTTTTTGAATAAGCATAATGAGAAGCTACAAAGTCTGTAAATTTATCAAAAAATAAACCACATTTTTTATTAAATGCGTCTATATCAATTTGTGATATGGTATCTTCATTTCTTTCTAACACATCAACAAGATTCATTAAAAACTCATGTACTGATAAGAGGCCATTTGATTCTAATGGCTCAATAAATCCAGCTGATAAACCTATAGCACACACATTCTTTTTAAATATTTCATCTTGTCTACCAACTCGCATTGTTATATTATTAAATTTACTTTTACTGTAATCGTAACCTTTTTCTGTTAAGTGTTTTTTAAATTCTTCCAATGAGTCTAGGTCTGTGGTATACTTGTCTGAATAAACATAACCAGTACCTACTCTTTCCCAACTAGGTATATTCCAAACCCAGCCATTCTCTAGCGCTGTGCAATTAGTGTATAATTTTAATTGTTCTTCTTTATTAGTATATGGCACTCTTGTTGCCCATGCTTTATTATTAGGTAATAAGTCACTATAATCCATAAAATTAGAACCAACTCTTTTAATTAATACACTTTTAAAACCTGTACAATCAATGTATAAATCTGCTTTGTATTCTTCCTTTTCACCTGTCAATAGAACAATACCATTATTATCATCTGTAGAGTCTACTATAAAATCATCTATATGATTAACACCTCTAGGTTTGCAATAGTTTTCTCTCAACCAAATACCTAACTTTATTGCGTCAAAATGATAAGCTGTATCATTTTTAAATGAATAGTGTGTGTCTTTAAAACAATTTGTTTCTGATATACTATTATTGTTTACTAGTGCCATATTAGGACTAATAAAATCGGCATAGTTTTGTCTATTAGTTTTTTTAAAAAACCAACTTTCTTTACCCTCTGTTAAATTATTTTCATATGGTCGACCAAAAGGATAATGAAATCCACCATCACCTTTTTCATAAAAGTCCTCAAATCTAATACTTAATTTATAGGTGGCTTCTGTATGAGGCATAAAATCACGGTCTTTAATTTCTAAAAAATCTAACCATTGATTTATAAAACCAAGTGTGCTTTCACCTACACCAATAACAGGAACTTTAGATGATTCAATAACTGAAATGTCTTTGTTAGGAAACGCTTTAATTAATGTAGCCGCTGTCATCCAACCAGCAGAACCGCCACCCAATATAATAATTTTATTTGTTTTCATGTTTCGGGTCGCCTTGATTTAACGGTATAGTATAGTGAAAATGAGTTATAGTATATCTACCAAGTCCTGTTTCTTTTGGTGGTGTGATAAACTTAACTGGTGTTACTTGATGATTGTAACAACAAGGAAACATAACCATCCTATTATGTTTTAGTTTTACTGTATAACCTGATTCTGGAAAACCAAAATCACCACCTTCAAATTGTTTTGGTTCTTTAAAATACCAAATCAAACATGTCCACATGAAAGAATCAAAATGACTTTCATAGTAGTCGTTTTCTTCATAATACGATATTAAACTTGAAGTACGATTTGTTACACCAAATGACCTATAATAAGGAACACAAGGTTCTAACATTTTGTGAAACTCTGGTAATCTAAACTTGTAAGTAAATTTATTAATGTGAGATATATCACTTCCTTCGTCTGAATACCATGCGTCAAGATAATAACGAAAGGCTTTACTTTTTGCTTTGCCGTCTTTATATCGAGCCACAACACTAGTTTCAGCTCTTTCTACATCATTCAAATCTTGTGAAGAATAAAAATCTAATTCTTTCCAAACTTTTTTTTCTTCTTCTTCGTTGTACCAATTATCTACAATTAAAAAAGGAAAAGTTGTTCCTTCTCCTACAACTTGGGATTTCCAATTTTGCGGTATAATCATTATATAAAACCCTTACTTAATAAACTATTTTGTCTTTATTTTCTGGCATAAAAAATCCGTTAGATTTAGATTCATCATCTTTTTTAGATAAACTTTCCATTTTATCAACTATCTCTTTACTTCTAAATGTTGCTGGCATTCCTAGTAAAGGTCGGCCATCATAAGGAATATCATATTGTCCTTCTTTTTCATTATAGTGTAAAAAAACTTGGGCATGATTATTTCCCCATAGTGGTTCTCTCCAATGTTCAACTTCGTCACCTCTATAAATTAACATATCACCTGGTTTCATATGAATAGGCATACCCTCTGTGTCTTTTTCTCCGTCTTTAGGACCTATAAACATTGGCCAGTCCCAATCAGGATATTTACTTGCGTCAACATTTGAGTTGTCATAACCAATACAAAGGGTTGTAGATATTTCACAACTAGGTCTGTCTATATGTCTTTTTAATTCTGTGCCCATAGTGTACAACCTATGATATGAATAAGTCGGAACTAATTCTTTTCCTGTTAACTCATTGATTTTTTCCGTACCAAGACTTAATAGAGAGTCAAAAATAGGGTCACCATATTTACTAAAATCGCCAGGAGCTTGTCTGTCTGTAAATGTGCCATGTATAGAATCATCAACATCTATTAAATTGTCTTCGAAATATACTAATCTTTGTGCTTCTAATTGAATATGATGGTATAATAAATTAGCCATATTTGTGTCAATATATTTTTCAATTTTTACCCAGCCGTTTTCTTCAAAAAACTTGGCAGCTGGATGTACAACAGCAGCATTCATTACTGCTTGACCTTTCATTAAATCAGTTGCTTTTATTTTATCTTCGTCTGTAAGTGAGTCCCAATTTGCTATTTTATTATTCATTATATTACTCCTATTTAAATGGTTCGCCTAATGTCCACAAGACTAAAGAATATCTTGTTCCACTAGTTACCGGTGTTACTTGATGATATACCCATGAAGGGAAAACAACTATAGAACCTTGAGGTCTTATTTCTGTACATTCATGGTATCTTTCACCTGGCGAATGAGGACCATAATCAAATTTTAGATTGCCTCCTTCATACTCACCTGGTTTATTTAAGTTGATTGTCATAGACAATTTTCTTATCTTATTTATTTGATGAGGATTATCTGTGTATCCTCGTGGATACTTTCCTGTTTCATCTTTTGGTGTTACTCCAGGTATTGCTCTTTTGTATTTACCTAAATGACATGAATTTCCGTCAGCGTGCCAACCATAAAATTGATTTTTACCATACTTTGTAAATTGAAATGACTCACTATTCTCAAATTGATATTTCCAACCGGCTTCATCATTTGCTTGATGTAAAAAAGGATAAATTCTATCATACAACCATTGGTCATTCATCCATGTAACTTCACTATCTCGTATATATCGAGATTTTTCTAAATCTGCGTCTGATACACCTAATTCTGTTTTTAAAACTTCATTAGTTTTATCATTTTGAGCTTCAACTTTTAGACCCTCTGATTCTAGGCCTTGTTTATGATTGTTACCATAAGTAGTTGCTGAAACATCTATACCATCGTTTTTATTTTTGGTTATTTGTTTACTACCTTGTTCTATAATTCTTTGACATTCTTCAGGTGTCAAAGCACTTTTAAAATAATAATAATAGTTTTTTACTTGCATTTTATAATCACCATTCTTTCTTTATATAACTATTTATTAGACCACCACAAAGTTGCCTGACACACTAATTCTTTCTTCATCTACCCAAAAAGGTGGCACATGATGAGTTAAATTTGCAGGAAAGATAAAAATTAATCCTTCATCTGGAAATACTTGATAAGATGGTCTGCATAATGCTGATGTTTGTTCACCATATGAAAAAATAATTTTACCTGGGGCATTAGAATTACTAACTACATCTTGTTTATCAAAAATATTTTTAGGAACTTTACAGAATATAACAAAAGATAATGCGCCTCTATGATTATGTGGTGGATTAAAATCGTTTTTATGTTGATAATTAATCCACATAGTATCTAATCGAAGTTTGCCGACTTTTTTTTGTCTTCTATCTAGTTGTTTATCTAATAGAGCATATATTTGGTCATCACCATATGTGCTTGAAATACCTTTGAAAAATCTTTTAACATATTTAAGTAAATATTTTTCACTCTTTAGAATAAAATCATCATTATAGATATAACTGCCACCAGACTTCATGTTACCTGCAAGTGAATGGCGCCAATCATCATCTTTTTTTGTAAGATGAGAGCCTTGTTCTATTAAATCTTTTATGAAGTTTTCGTCCAGATATGACTGAAAAATCATTGGACCAAAAGGAGATAGTATTTTATCACCTTCTTCGGTTACCTGAAAAGGTATATTTGTTTCATATTTCTTCATTATTATTCACCATCATCATATAACAATTATTAAATTGTTTGTAAAACTATTTAGAAGCTTTTTTAATCTGCGTAATTAACTTAGCTTTAGTCAATCTTTTATCTAATTCAATACCTAATTTTCTACCAAGTTTTTCTAACTCAGCCTTAGTTTTTTTATTTAAGTCTTTAAGATTTATTTCATCTTTTAAGATTAAAGGTTTTTGTGGAAAAAAGAATTGTTTGATTTTTTTGAACATTGGGTCTCCTATAATTAAATCACTTTGTTAATATGGTATATAGGTCGATAAAAAATTAGTATCTTACGATTACTATACCTTTACCACCTGCTTTGTTTCTACCTGGAGCTTGACCGGTACCACCACCGCCACCGCCTCTGTTTGCTGTACCAGCAACTGCATTATTTTGATTTTCATATTCTCCAGCACCGCCGCCACCGTTTCCGCCAGCGCCTCTTCCTGGACTTCCATAGTCAGTTCCACCACCACCGCCACCGGCATAGTAAACTGAAGTTGTGCCGTCTGAAATAGTGTATGCTCTTCCTACACCACCATCACCTGCTTTTCCAGGGTGTGCTTGAGCACCACCACCGGCCGCACCTGCACCGCCACCGCCTCCGCCACCATCATCTGATGGAGAATTTTGTGGACTTGATGTACCGCCTGGATTTCCAAAACCATAATTTCCTGAATCGCCTGATTGATTAGGTTGAGTTGCACTACCGCCAGCACCAGCAGCACGAGCACCGCCTCCTCCACCTGAACCGCCTTGTGTTCCAACAGAATTAGGACTATTGTCCGGGTGTTGTCCTCCGTAACCACCGCCTTTAGCAGTTAATGTTCCGAATACTGAATCTTGTCCTTGATTACCACTACCTGGTGATGAAGTAGAACCTGGTCCACCAGCACCGCCGTCACCGACTGTAACTGATACATTACCACCTGGTGATACTGTGAAACCTGGTCTATAAATTAAACCACCTGCACCGCCACCGCCTCCGGCCTGTTCGTTACTACCGCCACCTGAGCCGCCACCTGCAACTACTAATACATCAACAGCTGTCAAACCTGATGGCACACTAAATGTACCAGATGATGTGAATGATGTTGATTGTGGTGCCTGTACTACAAATGAGAAATCTCTTTCAGTAGCATTTGAAGCTGCGTCACGAGCTTCTATTGTAAAGTTGTAAGTTGTATTAGAAGCAACTGCTGTTACATTTCCTGATATTACACCAGTTGAAGTATTTAAAGATAAACCACCTGGTAATGCACCTGAAACAAGAGCATAATTAATTGCACCTGATTCTGGATCCGTAGCTTCTACAGTTTGTGAGTAACTACTTCTTGAATAGTTACCAATTGTACCTAATGAACCAGAAGCTGTTACCCAAGCCGGTTGAGAATCAATATTTACAGCATTAGCTGATGTAGTAGATAAACCATTTCCGTTTGTAATAACTACATCAAATGGTTCGTTTGCAGCTGTTAAATTTGTTTTATTTTTGGCAACAACACCTGTCAGTAAAACTGCACTATTTCTTGTAACAGAATCCATAGCAATATCTGTACCGCCATCTGTAACTAATTTAAATGTTGCTGTTGTGTCAAAGTCTGTGCCATTAATTAAAATTGTATAGTTACCTGAACCATCACCTGTCAATAAATTTGAAGGAGAAACACTTGTAAAACCTGGTTGTAATGCGTCAAAAGCAGATTTAGTAATTTTTTTAAGAACACCAGCTGATGTATCGTAAATTAAAAGAACATCATCAGAAGCAACATTACCAATACTAATGGCGTCTTTACCAGTAATAATACCGGAGCCAACTACATTTGCACTCGTAATAGCTTTTAAAGCGTCAGCGCTTGCGTCATAAACTAAATATTCGTCTGCATCCGCAGCCGCAGCTCCAAGATTTGTCTGGTCTTTGATAGAGCCTTTATCTAGTCCGCCTTTTCCTACTTTTGTTAATGCCATATTTCCCTCTTAATCCTTATTACTATTTATCTTTTCCTGTTGGTAAAGCAGAAATTTTATTTACCAATCTATTAATAAAACTATCCAAATAATCTAAATCAGCTGAAAAACCTATATGTGGAATTCTAATTTTATTTCCGTCTTTATCAACTGTCTGTCTAAATCCTTGTGGCATTTGACCAATCTTTTCATCTTTAGTCAATTGGTGCCAAATACTTTCTTCCATGTTCATCATTGGTATAGTTACTAATTGAAACTTCTCTTTTAATTCTTCAATAAGCATTTCACTTGGAACGCCTGGTCTAGTTTGCAAAAACTCTATTACTTCGTTAACAACTGATTTATCTCTTTCAGTAATATCGCCGTAATCAAAAAGAGGTTCTATTGCAACACCTGGTTCTGCATTTGAACCCATTTTACCACCTTCGCCGTTTGGACCCTCGTTTGGGTTTTTCGCTTCTGGATGAATTTCATCCTTTTTTACATCTTCATTTGCCATTTTATATTCACTCCTTGTTTTGAATAATTAATTATATTTAGTATCTTACGATAACAATACCTTTACCGCCAGCGCCACCTTTTCCTTCAGTACCTGGTCCTCTGTCAGCAGCGCCACCGCCACCGCCTCTGTTGGCTACTCCACCTCTTCCTGGATAGTTATCTTCGTTGGTTTTACCACCGTTACCGCCACCGCCGTTACCACCTTGTC